CTGCAAGAGGCGTGGGACATGATCATGTTCTCCGTCCGCCTGGGAACCCAAACCCGCATCATGGCTACGACTACCCCGAAGCCGAAGGACCTGATCGTGGACCTGATCGGCCGGGAGGGCGACGACGTCCACCTGACGACGGCCAGCACCTACTCGAACATCGAGCACCTTGCGCCTAGCTTTCAGAAGCAGATCCTCCAGTACGAGGGCACTAAGCTCGGCCGCCAGGAGATCTACGCCGAGATCATCGACCCGGAAGAGGGTGGCATCGTCTCCCGCGACTGGTTCCGCCTGTGGCCAGCAGACAAGCCCATCCCCCGGCTGGAGTTCGTCCTGCAATCCTACGACTGCGCCTTCACCGAGAAGGCCAACAACGACCCAACCGCGGCCATCACCTTTGGGGTGTTCAAGCCCCAGGATGGCGGGATGTCGGTGCTCATCATCGACTGCTGGCAGGACCGGCTCCAGTATCCGGACCTCAAGCCCAAGGTCATCGAGGAGTACGAGACCGTCTTCGGGGAGGGCAAGGACCGCAAGCGAGTGGATCTGGTCCTGGTCGAGGACAAGGCCGCGGGCATATCCCTGATCCAAGACTTACAGCGGGCCCACGTGCCGGTGCGGTCATATAACCCCGGCCGAGCAGATAAGGTCCAGCGCCTGTCCATCGTGGCCAACATCATCCGGGCCGGAAGGGTATGGGTGCCGGAGTCGATGAATAAGAAAGGGTATGTCCGGGACTGGGCCGAGGGAATGGTTTCCCAGGTGTGCTCATTCCCCAATACTGACCACGATGATTTCTGCGATGCCTTATCCCAGGCCCTGAGATATTTACGGGATGCAGGATTCCTGAATATCGACCCGGCTCCTCCCGATGAATTGGACGACGAGGATTACATCGATGCGGGAGTAAACCGACGTGAGAACCCGTATGCAGTTTGACCGCACGAGAGTATCATTGCGGTTAATTTCGTCTTCGAGAGGCTAGGCTATGGCCGACTTTGGAAAGCAGCTTGCCGACATGGTTCTCGGGTCAATACCGGAAGAGAAGCCGTCGGCGCCTTCGCCGCTTCCGGCCATGCCTTCAAACGTCCCGATTACCGGCGAGATCAAACCTTACGACCCGACATTCCGGGAGATCGCTGCGAGCAAGCTCCAGCGCGGTATGGAAGCCCTTGGGGTTGATCGATACAAAGCACGCCAGCGGGCTGAGACCCTGATGGGTGGCACAAGCAGCAACTTGCCGCTGGGCATGGGGCTGGCCGACATCGTCCCGTTCCTGGGTACGGCCATGCAGACTCAAGAGGCTGCCCGCGGTCTCGAAGCAGCAGGTGAGGCAGCCAAGCAGGGTGACTACATCGGCGCCGGTGTGGAGGGCGTCTTCGGCGCTGTGGGCATGATCCCCGGCATGAAGGGCACGGCATCCGCAACTAAGGCTCTGGCACAAAAGGCCAGGACTCCTCCAATTCAAGGTAGAATTGAAGACCGTTCGATTCCCGTCCCGATGAGGACGCCGGAGTCTGCTGCGCCAGTGGCGCCTGTAAAACCACAAGGAGTCACGTATGAAACAACCCAAGAAGGACCGTTCTATCGAGTCCGCCCAAACCTACCTCAAGCAACTGGGCGACAGAATCGCGGAACGAAAGAAGGTGTTGGGCGCCCCCAAGGTATCCTCGGACCAACTGGAAGCGATGTTTCGCAATCAGTTACGGACGAAGCAATTCAGCAAATGATGAAGCAGCCGGACAACTTCGTCCGGCAAGTGGCTGACCAGTACAGCCGCAAGAATGCAGGTGGCCCCTACCAACTGCCCGAAATCCCCGAGTCATCGCTACTGAAGCAGGCCCCGATCGGCCGCGTCTTCGGTTTGGCCGCCACTGATGACCCGCTTTACAAAACCGCGGTCTTTGACGCCTACGCCAAGAAGTACCCCACCCTGGTGGAGAAGTCTGGCGCCCAGAACTACGACCAACTGATGGAGGCGTCGTACCGGCAACTGGCCAAGGAGACTGAGCAACAGTTCCGCGCCCTGCCGATCAATATGTCCTATCACCGCGCTGGTGAGGGCAACTACGACAACAGCAAGGAACTGCTGCGCGACATCTACGGCAACCGCCACATGTACGTGTACCAGGGCGGTGACCCCCACGACTTCCTGAACGCCGTCGATCCCAATACCGGCCTGAACACCAATGAGATGTTCCGGGCCGTGCACGACTTCTTTGGCCACGCCATCCACGGCAACCAGTTCGGCCCCAAGGGGGAAGAGATTGCCTGGGCCGCCCACAGCAAGATGTTCTCGCCCCTGGCCCGCTTGGCCATGACCAGCGAAACCCGCGGCCAGAACAGCTTCGTGAACTACACCCCGCTGAACGCCGAACTGAAGGCCCGCATCAACGAATTGAACGGCCAAGCCTATGAGGCCCGCCGACGTGGCCAGACGGCCATGCTGGACGAGATCAACAAGGATCTGGGCGAGGCATGGCAGCAGTTCCAGTTCGCGCCCCAGAAGAGCGTGATCCTGCCGCCTGAGTTCCTCGACCTGAACTACAAGGGTGGCATGCCCTCCTCTGTGCAGCCGCTGATCAAGCCAGAGGCCGGTACAACCACCGCGGCCCAATTGACGCACTTCAGCACCCGGCCAGACCTGTCTATGACCGACCCCCGTATGTACGGCACCGGCATCAAGGGCGAGGAAATGGCCCGCTTGAAGGACACGCCGGGAGCGGTCATGGAGCGCAGCTACTTCTACGCTGGCCAACCCGGCATGATCACGCCGGAGCCAGGGCTGGGCCCATACCGCTATGGCGCTGAGTCTCAGGGCCTGTATGACGTGGCAGCCGACCCGCTGAAGCTGCGGACCCTGGCCGCCGAAAGTAGCCGCATCCCTTACACCGCGCCAGCCAACAAGGGTCTGGTGCAGGGCAGCCCATTCACGGACGTAGAGCGACTGGCCAAGGAGTATGGCTACGAGGGCGTGCTGAACCCCAACCTAACCAAACCCACGGCCATCATGTTCAAACCCACACCAGTGCGCCCATATGCGGGCGGAGGCGCCGTCAAGGACGCCATCAAGGACAAGCTCAAGGACATGCTTGGCGTGGCCAAAAAAGAAGTGCCCGAGCAGAAGATGATGATGGGCGTCTATCGTGGCTACACCGGTGAACTGGCCGATGACCCGTCGCTGTCTGCTACCCCGCAGCGCAAAGTGGCCGAGTACTATGCCAACCGCCGAGCCGCAGAGCGTGGTGGCGATCCCCACGTTGAGATGCTGATGGTCGACCCGTTCGCTGGCCGCCAGTACGGTCTGGCCATTCCGATCGACAAGTACAACCGCGACGTCACCGTCACCAAAGCCCGGGAACTCAAGCCTGAGGACGTGAAGGCCCGCACCCAACTCAAGAAGAAGGGTGGCCGGGTTCACATCTCTGACAACCTCGACACCATGCGCCTGTCAATGGCCGCCGGTGGTTACGTCAGCCCTGATCCGATGCGCGATGAGCTAAAGGGTCTGCTGGGCATGGCCGGTGGTGGCGGCATCAAGGAAAAGCTCAAGGAGAAGATCAAGGAGGTCGTCAAGCCCGCCTTCACTCAGAAGCAGCTTGAGTCTACCGCCGAGAAGATGGCCGACAAGATCAAAGCCGACAACCCCAAGCTCTCTGACGCTGATGCCATGAAGAAGGGCCTGCGTCAGGCCGAGCAGAAGCTCAAGTGGGAGAAGGTTGAGAAGCCCGCCCTGGAGAAGACTTACGGCGCCCTGGAGAAGTCCAAGTTCAGCGCCTCCCTGCCGGAGCGTCAGCGCAACGTGCCTGAGGTTGTGGAGAAGCGAATTCAAGAGACCCGCGACTTCCTGGCCCAGCCGGTGGAGCCTTGGACGCCTCCCCGCAAAGAACTGCAAGCCTTCGACCGTGAGCGCATCAAGGAAGCCCTAGAGGGATTTCCCGGCATCGAGCAGACCCGCTTCCCGCGGTACAAGCCTGCCCGTGCTGACCTGAGCCACATCGAAGAGATCTACGAAGACCCGGTCAACCGGGAACTGATCAAGGGCCAGATCACCCGCGGCCTGCCGTTGGGTGGCGAGACGTTCTATGCGTCTCTCTATCCCCTGAAGCTCGCAGCCCTAGAGCGCGGCATCCCCGAGGAGAAGTTCAACCTCTTCGTGCACAGCATCGCCCCGGCATCGGCCCGCAACTCGATCATGAACGAGATGGCCGTGGGCCAGTTCCTGCGCGACATGCGTGCTCGTGGCCTGCCCCTCGATGAGGAGACGGTCACCCGCGAGATGGCCAAGTTCAAGGACCAATACGGCACCGGACTGCCGCTGATGCCTGTGCACCGTGAGGGCGTGAAAAACGTCTTGGAGGGAAATCAGGACCTGCGCGAACTACTCAAGGCCGACATCCCGACCAACTACAAGATTCCGACTTACGGCACTCAGAAGGCTGGCGACTTCGGTCAGTCAGTGGTGCTGGACGTCCATGAGGCAGCAGGCCAAACCCGCGGCAGCCGCTTCCATCCCTACTTCACTGAGCAGGGTGGTTTTGGCCCGACCGAGTACGGCGCGGCCGAGGGCAAGATGCTGGACATCGCTGGTGAGCTTGGCATCCCTGGCGGCATGGCCCAGGCTGGTCGCTGGTTCGGCGGCGGTGAATTAACGGGCCTGAAGTCTCCGCGTGGCGATGCGCTGGACCTGCTGGAGCGCCAAACGGCGTACACCTTGCAGGGCTCTGGCATCACGCCGACCCCGCGCAACATCCGCAACTACATCCTCAACATGATTGATACCGGAGAGGGTGTGCTGATGCCGTGGTTCAAGAAGGAAGGCATGCCTGACCTACGCACCGAGAAGAAGAAGGGCGGCGCTGTCAAGAAGAAGCGCAAGGTCAAGATCACGAACAACAAGGACGCCCAGATGCTGGCGGCCCTTATCCGATAAGAGAAGGTTAGAACATGGCCACTGAATTCCCCATTGATCCCGAGTACGGACGATTCATTGAAGGCATCCCTGACGAGGCGATGGAAGAGGAAGACATCGAGGTCGAACTGCCTCCTGAAGAGGCGGAGATCGAAGAGCTTCCCGATGGGTCGGCCGTAGTCAAGATGGAGACCGAAGGGCCGATGGAAGACGAGGACTTCTACCAGAACCTCGCCGAGACCGTCGACCCCATGAAGCTGGACTCGATGGCCCTGCGATTCATCGATCTGGTTAAGAAAGACAAGCAGGCCCGCGAAGAGCGAGACAAGCAATACGAAGAGGGACTGAAGCGCACCGGCATGGGCAAGGATGCTCCTGGTGGCGCCACCTTCATGGGCGCCTCAAAGGTTGTGCACCCTGTCATGGCTGAAGCCTGCGTGGACTTTGCCTCCCGCGCCATCAAGGAATTGTTCCCGCCGGATGGCCCGGTGCGGACCAAGATCCTGGGCGTTGCTGACGAGGAGAAAGTTCAACGCGCCGAGCGCAAGCGCGACTACATGAACTGGCAGTTGACGGAGCAGATTGAAGAGTTCCGCGATGAGCAGGAGCAGCTTCTGACCCAGCTACCCCTGGGCGGCTCTCAGTACCTCAAGCTCTGGTACGACGAGGACAAAAAGAGGCCCTGCGCTGAGTTCATGCCCATCGATCGCGTGATCGTACCGTT